GCTCTAAGATTTGGTGTAAAAAAAGTGTCTGGTAAAGAGTTAGACTTTGCAACTCGTGAAGGTGCAGAATCTTTAGGTAAAATGGCTGCAGGTTGGTCTCTAATTGCAACAGGTATTTATGTAACAGGTGGTGGTAAAGATCGTATAGAAAATAATCTAGCTTATAATCAGGACATGCAGCCTGACGGTAGTGTTCAAGATAAAACTTATGACTGGCCTGTTTCAACGATGAGACTTCTCTCACAGATTGGTGCTCACGGTTTAGGTCAAGATAATAATTGGAAATGGAGTGAAGTTCCACCCGATCTCTGGAAAGAACTTGCAGTGCAAGTAGGTGGACAGGCTGTAAGAGATCTTGATGAAACAGGTCAAACTATTATCTATGCAGCCGAACAAGCCATAGAACGTAACTTTCAACCTTTAGAGGATATGTTAGGTGGAGCTAGAAATAGAGTTGTTCAAGGTGCAACACGACCACTAGATCCTATTAACCAAGTCTGGGGTATGGTATCAGATTCAGAGATGAACCCTGATCGAAGACAAGGTGCAGAAACTCAAAATCAAATGCTCCGTTATATTAATAATGTTATTGGAGGTACGGATGAGGGTTTACCTAGACGTGCTACTCCAACAAGAGGTAGACAGTTTGTTCCAGATATAGGAAAACAAATACTTGGCAACAGAACATTACAAGTACCAAATCTTATAGAAAAAATGATGAACGCAGCAGGTAGACCTTATTGGAAGTCAGTACGTTTTGATGGACCTGCAGAGATTAAAAACAAAATGGATGCATTAGCAGCTCCGTTTTTTGAAACGAGAGCTTTAGAATATTTAAAAAAGAATCCAGATTATTTTAGACTGCCGTTAGCAAGTCAACAAAAAATATTAGATACAATATCTGAAAAAGTAAAAGAAGATGTAACCGATATTGTAAAAACAGGTATGCCTAAAAGTATAAATGTTTTAAGAACTCTTTCAGGTGAAAATAAAAAAGAGGTTAGAAACGTTATGAAGTTTTTAGGTATTGAGGGTAATATAGAAGATTTATTAAAAGAGGAGGGTGGTCTCCAACAACTGTTACAGATACAAAGTCTAGTTGATAGCTACGATGACATATTCTACGGAGATCTAAACTTAGACTAAAACAAAAGGGGGCTAAACGCCCCCTCTTTTTTTATGTATCATCTTCTAACATATAGTCTGCCCAATCATAAGATGCTTTTTTAATCTCTTGCATTCGCCAAGTTTGTCTACCTGCTGCAAGAAAGCCACCCATAGCTTGACCTGCTAAGTATAATCTAGGTGTTAGTTCCTTAACAGTTGCAGGTTTATGTTTCTGTCGAGCAAATTTCTTAGCTTCCTCTTCGAGACTCTTTGTCAAGTACTTGCTCCTTGTTTTTGAAGTAGGCTTTGTTAAAGCCAAACTCCCAGTCCCTATGTTCTTTAGTGTTGCGAACATAAGGATTCTTCAGGTTTCCTATTAAGAAACCTTTATAACCCTGATTAAAAGGTTTAGCTACTTTCGATTTTGAAGCTGAACCAGTGCGCTTAAATACCATTGTGCTTTCTCCAAATCTTGTACACCATTTTTATATCGCCATCTATGAAGATACTTAGCAATATTACCTCTATAGTAACCTATTAACTCCTCATCTGTCAAGAAGTCTTCTATATATTTTATACATTCTATTGTACCTTGACCGTAGTGTTGAGGTTTACTTACTGGATCATAGCTAGTATTCATAGTCAAAGTAGTAGGGCTATCGTCAGTTATAGTTATAGTATCAGACAGCTCTGCCATAGCATCATCAAAATTTATCATAGTATTATTAACTCCGCATCTGTAAATGGAATGTGAAAGAATAGTTCACCTTTTCTAATATACCTACCTTTAGCTTCTTTAAGACTTTCTTTAGTTAGTAAGTAGTCTCGAATACGCCAAGCTTGTTTAAGATCTTTACGAAAAACATAAAAGTTTAGGACACCGTTCTCGCCTTGATACTTATCAAGTAATCGTTGCTTACGTTCTGGTATCCTAATCTCTTTCCAATGCTCAGGCCAATCACCATCCCAAGCTACTTTAACTTCAGCTTCATTAAAGTAGGTAAACCCATGCTTCTGAGATATTATATCAACGTGGTAATTTTCTTCTGTGTTGACTAGCACATGATCTTTTTTTGTAAGATATGCTGTAAGAGCATCCTTAGCCTGAGTATCATAAGCCTCATATAAAGCACGATTAAATTGTTTTCTAACTGGTTGCATATATTATGCTCCTATATCTACGATTTCACAAACGTCACCAGTACAAGCAAAGGTCTGACTACTTGCAGTAGTGTCTTCTTTTTCATACTCTGAAAGCTTTGCCCAGTCAATACTTTTTGGCATTACTCTAGATAATTTTTTATAATCGTCTTTTGTGCACCACTGGTACGGAGCTTGCTGATAAGTATGTTCGTTGTAAGGCAAGAAGCTTACCCCAGACATCTCATCAAAGTGCTCGTAAACAAATGCACCTACTTCAAACCATTCATCCTTTCTTACATTAATTGTTACACTTGGCTTATGCTCACACCAATGTCTCTGGTACATCAACCATGTATTTAATTGTTGAATAGCTGAGACATTATCAGTGACTATTGCTCCTTGAGGAGCTTTAACTGGAAATGAAAACACAGTTGTTTGATCTGGCTTCATGAAATCAGCTTCACTTGGAATACCCTGATCTTTCATAAACTGTGTTAGTGGATCTTTGTTATCACCTCTTACAGTTCTTATGTAATGTGGTGAATGCCTTGGGTGTATACCTGATGCAGAGTCTACAAGTTGTGAAACTGTACCGCTAGGTTTTACACAGGTAATTGCTGTTGATTGTGAAATGCCAAGGCGGTCAGACCAATCAGCATTAGTACGAACAGCCACTTCTCGTAAGTGTTCAAGAGTCTTCTCCAATCCTTTGTTCTTAATTGTTAGTAATTGATTGTCCATTATCCCTGTGAGAGACACACCGAGCAATCGTTCTTCTTCTGTATTTCGCTGCCACACCTTTCGCAGATATGGAAACTGGGTGTACGTGCTCTGAATCGTCCCAAGTATTGTGGCACATCTGATCTTTCTTTCCAAGTCTTCAACTGTGTCAGTGGCACGTACCACAACTTCTGTAAGATTGCAGAACTGGTATGGGCGTAAGATAATCTCACTACAAGGATTAGTTCCGAACTCAAAATCAGGATCACGTCTACCATTCTTTGCAGCTTGTTTTTTAGATGCTTCCCTATTAAATACACCACGTTCTCCACTTCCTGATTCTACCAGTGCCATCCATTCTCTCATGAATGATACACTGTCTGGTTTCTCTGTATAAGAAACAGAGTTATTTGCTAAAGCTCTTTGTGGATTGTTGTCCCACCAATTACCTGATTTAGCATGACGCATTCTGTCATCTGACAAGTTAGATAAACTTATCATTGCAGATCTTCTAACACCACCGACAACTACAACCTCACCAATCTTACACATTAGATCGTGACACTCAATTGATGACAGCTTACGTCCTTGTGCCTCCTTAAAAATATTAATTGAGAAGTTGAATAAGTCAACTAATGGTGATGGACCTGATGCTCTACCACCAAAGGTTTTAAGTCTAGCACCTGCAGGACGAACTTTAGATACATCCCATTTAGGAATCTCACCTGCCCACAAGAGAGCTAATACTTGTCTAAACGCCTTAGCCCACCCTTCCTTACTGTCCTTTACCACAATGGTAGTATCACTATCGAAGAGTTCTGGAACCTCTGGAAGCTTAGAGATGAACTGACGTTCAACACTGAAGCCAACACCAGTCCCACAGAGCAAGATAAACATAGCCTCATCGAAGGACTTAGGGTCATCTACGGGTAAGTAACTACAGTTATATCCTGCAGTGTTATCTCTCTCAAGGGCTTTTCCTGCAGTCATTAAGGCTCGCATAGAAGGCATAACCTCTAAGCTAAGTATGGATTCTCTTATCTCATTATACACCTTATGATCAATGTCATAGCCTACAACGTTACCCATGTAACGGTCTACTGTCTCCGACCAAGACTCTCGCCTACCCTCATCTTCAAGCCAACGAGCATACCGTGAGGTGTGTATAAAGGCTTGGTAATCAGTTGGTAAATAGTTATTCATCTGTTGTCTCCCGATCCAGATATTACACCACGTTTCTTTCTGTCTTCTAGCTTAGTAAGATTAGCACGAGCTACATCATTCATATTTACATTTAGATCTCTACACAATGCGGCAATGTACCACAAGCAATCACCGATCTCATCAGCTATAGCCTTACGATCAAAGTCACCATCACGTAAAATCTTTTTTACTTTGTTTGCAACTTCACCTGCTTCTGCAGCTAAACCAAGTGCAGGATAGATAACAGCATGTTTACTGCTGTAGATAGCAGTATCAGCCGCTTGCTTTTGATAGTCTTCCATATCTAAAGAGTTGTAGTATTTAAAAGCTTCTATATCAGTCTCGTTTATCATGTTTTACCTCACAGTCTTCTACAATTATATCATCTAAGTCATACAAATAACTTTGTAGTATCTCTGATATGACTTCAGTATTATCTCCAAAGGTCTCTAAAAAGTTTGCATCAGGGTCAACACAAATTGTAATATCTATATTAAATCTCATCGGAAAGACCCCTAGTTATACCCAGAATCATCTGGCATGTCAACAACTAATGGCTCAATACTTTTCATAAAATGTTTTTTCCATTCGTAGGCAGAATCAAAGTCTTCAAACCAAAAGTTATCTTCACCCATAATACCATCTACCTCTGACTTACAAACTAAAAAGTAGTTAGAGCCTACTGGTATATCATTATCATCAACCTCTGTTATATCTACTGGGCCTTCTATTACACCCCATACTTTTACTTTCATACTACTTCCAATTTTTTAATAAGTCCATGTAGTGCTCAAGACTTATCATTGTTATCCAGGACTTTCTATCGGCTCGAAAGAACACTACTGGTTCACCTTTACCATGTTTACTGGCTTGTTCAATATAATCATAGGCGGTTTTCATACCAGACTTTCTACGTTTAACTTCGATAGTTATTGGTAGCTTTTTTCTGGCTGCAGGAGATAGTTGAATATCTTCACCTGTATCTCCCATAGTTGTAGACTTGATATCATCTTCTTCAAACTCTGGAAACATCTCCAGAAGTTTATCTCTGATTTCATTCTGCCCAGTTCTACCTTTTGCTTTTGCTGCTCTAGACATAATTTAAACACTCGCAACAAGCATATATAAAAATGGAGATGCTGCTACAAACATTAAAAATAAAACAGTTAATACTAATTTCATTACCACTTACCTTACTTATTACAACCAAGCTGGTTTTTCTATAACAGTGTAATCACCCCAGTTTGTACTATAGCTAGCATTTTCTTCTGCCTTTGCAATAAGAGCTAAAGTTTTGTGCAGTTGCTTCATACCCCAATGCATGATGTCTGGACCCATAACGT